GCCGTCTGCCCAAACAAAAAGGACAAGCCGCCGAGATGATTCTTGGGCTTGTCCCGTGAACGGAAGAGTTTTGTGAATAGGTTCATAGAATCCTCCATTTCATATTTGTATTTTTTGACCACTGTAATGTTTTAAGCCCCATGTCTTGCACAATATCCGAATTTGATTTATACTGAGCATATCAAACGTGGGAAATCCCACTTCCCCGGAATGGAGGTAAATGATGCAAGCTGTAATCAAAGGTCGCTATCAAGCTCATTTGGATGCAAAGAAGCGTCTGACATTGCGTGGTGCAAAATATGATTATTATGAAGTCCAGGAATATGATAACGGCATCATTCTGTTAGAGCCGCGTGAGTTGATACGGCCGGCAGAAATATCAAAGCGTACTCTGCAGATGATGGATGAATCAATTCGCAATCTGAATGCAGGAAAAGTTTCTGCACCGATTGACCTCTCTGGATTCTGAGTATGGATTTTACAATTCATATGGGTATTCCTGAAATGCTTGAACTGTGGATGCGTCTGCACCGAGAGAGCATGGATGGAAGTATTTCAAAAGCAGATGCCAACCTCTATAAAAAATGGGGCAAAGCCTTAAAACTTCTTTCTGGCAATCCGTTCTATCCGAGTCTCCATACACATGAAATCCCAGATTTAACCAGACGATACGGACGAAAGGTCTGGCAGTCCTATTTGGAGAATCGAACCAGTCGCGCCATGCGAATGTACTGGGTGTATGGGCCTGAACAGAAAGATATTACCATCATCGGATTGGAGCCCCATCCAGAGGACAAGAAAAACGGAGCGTATGACAAGATTACGCTATCAAAACTGGAATCGCTCGAATAAATACTGATTCATAGCAACAGAATCCCTCTCTCATCATAAACAGACGCGGAGGTATCATTCCCACAGCGAATCGCACGGTCGAGTGCCATGATGAGCGCAATTACACCGTCGATTCTCTCCGTGGACTTCTCCTTGTCCGCCTTGATGTTCCCCGCAGGATCGGTGCGAATGAAGATGTTGTCTGCCATCCAGCGCATGACGGGATGCCCGCCGTGCGCTATTTTCTTTTCCAGAGTCAGTTTCATCAGTTCCTTGGTCGGCGGGCTCATATCCTTGAATCCCTGCCCGAACGGAACAACGGTGAATCCCATCCCCTCAAGATTCTGCACCATCTGCACCGCGCCCCATCGGTCAAAGGCAATCTCGCGGATGTTGTACTTCTCGCCCAGTTTCTCGATGAACGTCTCGATGAATCCGTAATGAACCACATTTCCCTCCGTGGTCATAAGAAAGCCCTGCTTCTGCCATACGTCATACGGCACATGGTCGCGGCGCACGCGAAGGTCAATGTTCTCCTCGGGAATCCAGAAGTACGGAAGCACGGCAAACGGCTCATCCTCCTCTGTCGGTGGAAACACCAGAACAAATGCCGTAATGTCCATCGTGGAGGAAAGGTCTAGTCCGCCGTAGCAGACGCGACCTTCCAAGGCTTCTGCATCCACGGGTATGGCACACGCATCCCATTTGTCCATCGGCATCCACCGTACAGACTGCTTCACCCACTGGTTCAGACGAAGCTGTCGGAAGCTGTTCTCCTCGGCGGGATTCTGCCGTGCCGAATCGCACGCCGCTTGTACCTTGTCGATACCGACCGTGATACCGAGCGACGGATTCGACCGCTTCCAGACCTCCGGGTCTGTCCAGTCCTCATCCTCCTTTGCTCCGTAGATCACAGGATAGAAGGTCGGGTCGATCTTTCTCCCTTCAAGAATGTCCTTCGCTTTCTGGTGCGTCTCGTAGCAGATGGACTGGGTATCCGTCCCTGCCGTGGTGATGAGGAAGTAAAGCGGCTGCATACGCGCATCGCCGGAGCCTTTCGTCATAACGTCAAAGAGCTTGCGATTCGGCTGCGTGTGCAGTTCGTCGAATACAACGCCATGGATATTGAAGCCGTGCTTTGAATATGCCTCTGCCGAGAGCACCTGATAGAAACTGTTCGTCGGCAGATACACCATGCGCTTCTGAGAGGCGAGAATCTTCACCCGCTTGCTGAGTGCGGGACACATACGCACCATATCTGCTGCGACCTCGAACACGATGCTCGCCTGCTGACGGTCGGCGGCGCATCCATACACCTCGGCACGTTCCTCACCGTCGCCGCAGCAAAGGAGAAGTGCGACAGCGGCCGCGAGTTCGCTCTTCCCGTTCTTCTTCCCTATCTCGATATACGCCGTGTTGAACTGGCGATACCCGTTCGGCTTCAAAATTCCGAAAATGTCTCGGATAATGCGCTCCTGCCAGTCGATGAGTTCGAAGGACTTTCCTGCCCACGTCCCCTTTGTATGACACAGGCACTCAATGAATCCCACAGCATAGTCCGCAGCGGCTTTGTCATAGTGCGCGTCCTCTGCCATGAACTCCGTCGGCTTATAGTCCGTCAGTTTTCGCAAAGAGTCACCCCATCAAAAAAGAGCCGCCGTCAGCGACTCACAATATCTGAAACGAGAAGCAGCCCCGAAGGGCTGTTTTTCCTCTTGGAGCGGCTTAGATGCGCTTCATGCACCAAGCCATCGCGTGCCCGCCGTCCTCGAAAAGCTCGGTGGCGGTTTCGACGAGGTTCAGGCGGCATTCGATATCCGCGAAGCCCGTCTCCTCCGGCGTTTCGACCATCTCGTAGACGGCTGCGTGGAACCCCCAGCATTCCATCCCGACCACAAGGATCTGTTCGCCGTAGCGCAGGATCGCGCCGCTCGTTCCGAACCGCATTTCATCGAGATGCTCCATCGTGGTGGTCTTCGGCCATCTTGCTTCTGCGTTTTTCATTTTGTGTTCCTCGCTTTCTGTGTGTAGGTTGTTCCCTTCGTCATGTGTATATATGCCTCTAAACGCAGAATATAGCAAGTCATATTTCGGATAAACTACACTTATTTTTCGAGAGAAACACAGCCCCGAAAGGCTGTGCTGAATCGCCGAACCTATCGGCTATTTTTCACCCGTGAGGATAAAGCGTACATACGCCGCACGGTCTTCCTCGATGAAACAGATGAGTTCGTAGAATTCCAGCTTAAACGCCATCCTCTGAACAGCGGGAATGTCGAACATATTCACCCGCCCGGAGTCGCGGATGTCCCTGATCTGGGAAACAATTTTCTCGTTCATGACTGACCGCCTTTCTCTGCGATGCGGAAGGAGTCCACACCGGGGATAAGGCTGAGTGACGATCCTGTCTCCCATCGGACGAGAAGCTGTCCCGCATCGTCAACGCCGATGACCTCGCCCATCGTTCCTGTCGGTGGGGCTTGCGGATCGTCCATGCCGAGGAGTTCCACCCGAGTCCCGCGTGGGTATCGCTCTCGAAGTGCGGTGATCTGTTCCTTACTCGGAAACCGCATGATCCTCATCCTCCTTCCGATGTCCGCTCTTGAATGCGCTGCTGCCCGTGAGGTTCTGCATGAGGATCTTACGGCTCTCCTTGTAGGCGCTACCGATCATGCCAAGGCGCAGGAGGAAGCAGCGGAATGCGTATTTCTCGTTGTCCACAATCTTCTCCTTCGCCGTGACGCGCTTCTGCGTCCGCGCCATCAGGCAGAGCTTGCTGATGAACTCGGCATATGCCTTTGCCGTCTCATCGGTGATCGTCCCACGCAGCCATGCGAAGGTGATGCGATCATCGTTCAGTGTGTAGGTCGCCTCGCGGATGTCGAAGGCGTGTCGGATGAGCCGCCCCTTGCTCAGGAGGAGGGCGTCCAGATTCTTCAGTGATGTCTCGGTGAAAAGGGTGCGTGGGAGACTGATGGAAAGGGTATCTTCGGAGGAGTCAGCTTCTGCATCTGCCGTTTCCGTCGGGGTGGAATCGTTCTGCGCCGTGTCCTCGCAAGGAGTCTCGCTCGTCGCGGATTCCGTTGTGCTCGGCTCCTTCGCCCCTGTGTCTGCGCAGATGCCCTCGTTCTCCCAATCCTCGGACATGAAGCCCTCCTCGCGCAGTGCCGTGCGCACACGCGCAACAGTCGCTTCGTCAAGGGCATCGTCGAAGCAAAGGTTGCCATCCTTCGTGATTTCGAACGCTCCGATCTTGTAGGAAAAGCTTGGTGCGCCGCAGTAGGCAGGCTTCGTGTCGAGCACCTTGCTGACTACCGCGACCATCGCCTTGCGCTCTTCCTTTTGGATGTTGTAATTGACCTTCATGGTGACTACCTCCTTCATGTACTTTGGTCATTACATTCATCACTCACGTGGGAAGAATTAGCAAGCGGATTCTGTTGTATACACCAACTCTATCTCATCAAATAGATCTTATGCCCATCATTTCCCTGCCAAGGATACCATCATGCGTTCGAGCATCTTGCCTGTCATCCAGATCGCCCCGTCGATAACAAGCGGCAGGAAGATGCGGTCACGGAATCTGCACCATCCCGTCTCCTTCTCTGCACTCTCGCGAAGTGCCGCCGTGTACGCCGCCGACACCTCACGCGCTGCGGGAAGCCCCTTCTCGTGCATCCAGAGGACG